AAATATTCATGCAAAGAAAAAAAGAATAGCAGCTGGATCAAAAGAGAAGATGCGCAAACCTGGAACAAAAGGAGCGCCAACAGCTAAGAATTTTAAGCAAGCAGCTAAGACAGCAAAGAAAAAGAAAAAAGTCTAGGTATGATTTGACCTGGATTTGTTTTCGTTTCTGTATGACTCTTAAATCGCCAGCAATCTATATAAGATATGACGATCCTAGTCATATTATTAATTTCCCATAAAATCATTCATAGCGGTAAATTTTGGCACAAACTGTATATCTGTGTGCCAAATTTGTGCCAGTTAAAAATATCCCTACCTATTGCTAATTATCTCCATGTGTGTATAATCTAAGTATGAGCAATAATCAGCTACATTTAGAAACACCAAGACATAATTTTATAGCGTTTCGAATCCCCTATGAATTTTGTACTAAGTATCTGTTTTATCTGATTAAATTTTTAAATTGTCAAAATTTGTGCCAATTTTGTGCCAAAGTTAAATTGATCCGTAGCGGCAATATGTGGCACAAAATGTTAAAGCACCTTGACTTTTAAAGTCATGCTCATTATATTTGTAATATATAAGGAGTGCATTAATGAACATTAAATTTATTACACAAGACAAAAAAAGACAGCGTTTAAAACAAGCTTGTTGGAAATTAGATTTAAGATCTTTTGGTGGCGGCAGAAATTATTACGCTACATTTCAAGAAGCAAAAAAAGAGCTAGAAAAATTTTCTAGTTTAGAAAAACAAAAGCTTGAGGATTCAGATAACTGGACAATCAAAGATTTGTTAGGTGAGTTTCCAGACCAGGACACAAAGTATGAATGGGATCAGCGACTAAAAAATAATGATCCTTTACGAACTTTTTATTTTAGGGAATATAAAAATATGAAAGGCGGCAAACCGCTCCCAGATTATTTTGATAAATATAAATTTCAGTTTGATACAATGCTTGCAATTAATGTTGGCGGCAAAACTGTTGGCGAACTTAGACCTAGGGATCTTACTGTTGAGCATTGTGAAACTTACATATTACCAACACTATTTAACAGTGGTAAAAAAGGTAAGAGATCTTATAAAACTGTAAAAGAAATGAGATCTTGTTTTAACAAGCTACTTGCTTTTGGCAAAAGTAGAAACTGCCTGGCGCAAAATCCAATGCTAGATGCTGAATTTAAAAGGCCAGTATTAGAGCAGCCGTCTATAATAGAAAAGCTTTCTACTGATTTTATCCATGAGATAGATAGCCATTTGCCTAAATCAATTAGGCTAGCTTATAGGTTTGCTTGCGGCACTGGCCTTAGATCTGGTGAGCAACGAGCTTTGACTTGGGAAGATATTAACTTTGATATGTCTGAAGTTAGTGTTAGAAGAAGCGCAAAGCTCAAGGTTGTTGTTGATGGTGAGATAGAGAAGCACGGAGTAGGCCAGGTTAAAACAAATACTTCTAATAGAATAGTGCCTATACCAGCTAACATACTAAAAGATCTTAAAGAGCTTTATATAAAACAAGGTAGGCCAGCTGGCACAAACTTTGTATTTGGTACTAAGTTCAATACAATGGTAGGCAGAACTTACTGGCGTGAGCAGCTTCAAAAAGTTGTTAAAAGTATTAGTGATAAGCATATGCGGTGGCATGATCTAAGGCATTACTATGCTAGTAAAATGCTAGAATACTTTGGCGATGATATTTGGACAGTATCAAATCTTATGGGCCATAGTGATATTAAAATTACACAAAATGTCTATGGCCACTGGATGCAAGACTTGGCTAGAAAACAGAAGCTGCAACAACAGATTGCCAACATAAACTTCTAATCACCTGGATAAAGCTCTACAACATTGTCTAAATTTTGTAGAGCTTTTTTTAATGCTTCTTCAGATCCCATAAAATCTTCTAAAGTTTTCCTGGTAATATATCGCTTACCACCATCCATAATACAATCAATAGCGCCTTTGTTACACATTCTAATCGTTCTATTATATTGTGATCCTTTACGTTTGCATGGCCCAAATAATATTTGTGTAGCTTCCATCATGCTAAACAACGCTTTATTATAAATCGTTAAAACCATTTATTTCTCCACTGTTTGTATGGTTTGTGTCGTATCGTAAATCATTACAAAATGCTCTAGCTCTAGCTATATTCATTTTGCTATCAAAGTCTTGCAGCTGCAATGACAGCTCCATTCCCAGATCTTTTATTTGTCTATGTATGTCCTCAATGCTTTTTTGCTGATCTTCTGTTGGCGGAATAGGTCTTTTTTCAATGTCATCCCAGCCATTATCAAAGTTAAGCCAAACACTTATCTTTACTTTTTGACCAGGATTATCCTCACTTGCAGATAAAGCTCTTTGAAATTTTATATTAGTATTTGAAAATTGTGGTGAGTTTCCCATAGTTTCTCCTATTGTTGTAATGAATTTAGTTTCTTTGTGTAATGTTCCTGGATCTCGCCAAACATCCTGGGAACTATCTCTTTCATATTTATTAGGGCATCTTTGTTTTTGTTAAACCAGTGCATACACATACTTTGTGACTTTAGCTCGTCAATATTTCGCAGATAGTTTTCAGTGATTTTTTGCCATTCTTCCTGGTCTTTTTCTTCTTTTTTAGGTTCTTCTTTATTTGCTGGAGGATCTTTTTTAATTTCTTTTTGAGTTTCATTAATATTTTTTTCATTGTTCTGCGCCTTTTCTATTTCATTTACGCTTGCCATTTCACCGCCATGCAAAGCAGCGGCAGCTGCTAAAGCTCTACCAAGGCTGCTTGTCATGCAATTTTCTATTGCTGAAGTTTTATTGACCAGGGAACTACCTCTAATTTCTTCAGCGTGTCCAACGCCAATAGGTGTTTCTGGATTATCTCTATCTAAAATGCTGGTTTTTGTAACAACTCTTTTGCCGTCATCAACAAGGATCTCCTCTACAATTCCATATCTAAAACCAAAATTTTTCCTAAATATCTCAAGGCGTGAAGATACCATGCTATATTCTTTACCTTTTAAATTTATGGTTTTAAGGTTTAGTGCTTCCAATATTTCTTTCAGCTCACTCATCTTTCATCTCCGCAACTTGTTTGCCTTTACTAGTAATTAACCAGGACAACTCATATGATCCTCTAGCGTTCTTTCTTTTATCGCCTGGTGTTATCAATCCATACTCATGCAGCTCAGTAAGCCTGGGCCTTACAGAAACAATGTAGCCATCAATATCATCTACAATTTCAGATCCAGTTTTACCTCCAGTCCATCCAGCATTAGCTATTGATCTAAGGACTACCAGGCGCATCTTTTTTACTTTTGGAAGTATAAACTCCAACGCTAGTTGCTCAGTTTCCCTGGCGTGTTTATGAATGTTTGGTGGTGTGCTTAAAATGTCTTGCATTACATTGCTCCAGGCTGAATTAAAAACAAAAACCAAATCAAGTAATATCCAAGTACACAAACCAGTGCGAAGGCTATGGCTTCAAAGATTAATAACCAGGGATCTTTCATTTTATCCCCCATAGTTTTTTTGCTTCATCAATAATAACTGGTGGTTCAGACCAGCAGATATTTGTAAAGTCTGGTTCTACTAATCTAAATAAATGATCTTTATCTTTGGCTACCTTTAGTAATTCTTCTGTAGCTTTATGTGACCTTGCGATTGTTTGTACTATGTCGGCTAAGTAATCATCTTGTAGTTCTGGTGTATTATCTTGGTCGAATATTCTATAATCTGTGGCGTTAGCATAAATTAAAAAGGGCGGTAGGCCGCCATTACACGCCCAAAAACCAGCAACCTGGTACAAGGCTGCTTGCTCAAAAGGACCAGTTAATGTTTTAGGCAAGCTTGCAGCTGCAAAGCCAGACTTAGATGTTTTACTTATCCTAGACCATTTAGTTTTTAGATCTCCACGCCTATTGTAATCTGGTCTTGTGTTATGTGGCAGCTCACAACCAGCTAAATTTTTTATGTATTCTATTTCACCGACAATCTGATTATCTCTTTGCATGGCTTCTTGTAAGCCAGCAACAGCGTTTTTGGTTACGGCTTCTATTTCATCTACATACTTTATCTTTTTGTTAGCATCCGTTCCATCATCCCAGGTACGAGCTTTGAATTTATTATAGCTTTGTATGGCTTCTTCAATAGCTTCTCCAGGATCTTTGTTATCTATTAGTATAGCATCAGTAGCTTCTTGTACTGTGCGGCCACCAGCCATAGCAGCGTTATCTTGTCCATTTAATTTAGATTCAAATTTTTCTATTGTTTGCCAAGCTTTATCTCTTAAATGCTGGCTAACTGTTGTATCTTTGTAAACATCCCAGGCATCAGAAAGCATTGGCCTTACATGAACTTTATCAAATAAAGCTTTACATTTTAGCTTTGATTTTGGATTAGAGTGCCACAGATAATTAAATCGTGATGCATATCCTGGTGTTTCTATAAACGACATATGATCTCCTAAATTGAATTAGAAGATCCTATTATAGCTTGATTTAAAAAGTCAAGAGGGTTGATCTAAAAATGTTTTTCAACAACTCCAACTAGGTCTGGTCTGAAGATACAGCTTACAATAGGGCATCCCCATGATAGCTGTAAATGATGTCTTATTTCATTAGGTATGCCAGTTACACCAGTAGTAAAGCTTTGATCCATTTTTGTGTGCGAATCAGTATTAAAGCCAACAGCGAAAGTACCACCAGGTTCTGGGTACAAAACACCAAACTGTGGTATACTGTTTCCTTGTATTAAGAACATACTTAAATTCATAAAACAATTTGGATCAACTATGCCTTGGTTTATTGGCGTAGAATCAAACATATACAATCTGCCGTTGGCCCATTGTTTATTTGTATTACTATGCTTTGAAATAACTACTCGTCTTTCTTGCTGCACTGGCCAAGGAACATAAAAAGCTCTGTCTTTTTCTACTGCTGTTACTGTGGTTACTACATCATTATCTAAATAACCAAACAAAGGCACTGCATTTTGCACAAATAATATATCTTGTGGCGTACAATCTAATATCATAGCGTATTCTTCAGCATCTTTAATTGTAAATTGTAATGCGCCGCTTATATGCCTTGATACTGTTTCTGGGCGGATTCCTTTTCTTTCTGCAACTTCTTTATTAAGCAGACCAGCTCGTCTAATCATAATATCTAAATTATTCGGCATTTTTATCTCTGAAGTCTTTGGCGATTTTTTAAAATTAATAACAGTCATTATACGTATCTCCTATAAGATTTCCTTTCAAACCTTTTTTTATAACAATATATTGTGTCTACGCTTCCCAAGAATACTACATGATGTAATATAGCAAGTAGATTGTTAGTTTATAGATAAACTATGACTTCTTACGTCACTATTGTCAAATTAATTTATACTATTGACGTTTAAAATCATTCTATGTTACTTCTAAAAGCATGACATTAGAAGAATATAGATTACAAAATAATTTAAGTTACAAAAAATTAGCTGAAAAACTAGGGTTTAAAGAAGCAACTGTAGCTCGTAGATGGTGCTTACCAAAGCAGCATAAACAAGCACTTACGCCAAGTCCTAAACATTTAAGTTTAATTTTAGATGTAACAATGGGAAGTG